CTCGGTGTTGCAAGGGCGGCATACTACCGTGCAGCCATCGGTGGAAGGAAGATAAAATCGGTTACTACGCGGTATGTGCAGGCGCGTTGCATCTGTAACGGAAACGATGCCAAGTGTCCGCATTGCGGTGGAACGGGCATAATAGTGCTGACCGATAAGGCTGTTGTGCAGGAAACGGAATCTGAACTTGCTCCGAACATGCAGGCACTTTCGACGTTTATGTACCACCATGACCCGAACTGGCGTAAAATCCAGCGCGGAATCGAGGATGAAGAAGAGTTGCCGCAGAATGTCAAGACTGGTATCCCTGTCTCTCACTGGATAGACTCGGAAATGACGGACGATTGGGATAGCCTTGAAGAAAGTGTATTGAGTGAAAAGGAATCATAGATATGGCAGTTAGGAAGATAGACAGACGTAGGGCTTTACGGCGACGGGTGCGCAAGGGAATAAAGGTGCAGCCCGTCTATTACCCTCTCTATCGGAATAACGGCAAGAAAATGATTGTCTTGGTGACTGGTGGGAGAGGTAGCGGCAAGTCGTTCAACGTAGAGACTTTCTTGGAAAGACTTACCTTTGAAGCCGTACCAAGCCCCCGTGATGAATCAAAGCTGCTGGCTCATCAGATACTTTGCGCCCGCTATACGATGGTATCTGCCGATATTTCGGTTATACCCGAATTTTTCGAGAAAATCGAACTGGAGGGTACGCAGAAATACTTCCGTGCCACAAAGAAGGATGTCATCAACAAGCAGACGGGCTCGCATATCATGTTCCGTGGCATCAAGACTTCATCGGGCAATCAGACCGCGAAGCTGAAATCAATCCACGGCCTTACGGTGTTTGTCTGTGATGAAGCGGAGGAGTGGACTTCGTTTGATGACTTTGAGAAGATAATGCTTTCCATCCGTACATTGGGCATTCAGAACATTATCATCATTGTGATGAACCCGACGGACAGCAACCACTTCATCTACCAGCACTACATAAAGGACACCCACAGGATAGAATACTTCGACGGTGTGCCTGTTCAGATTTCCACGCATCCCGACGTTCTGCATATCCATACCACCTATCTTGACAACAAAGAAAACCTGTCACCGCAATTCATAGAGAATGTGGAACGCATGAAGGAAACAGACCCCGACAGGTATGCCCATGTTGTTATGGGGCAGTGGGCTGACGTTGCGGAAGGTGCGGTGTTCAAGAAATGGGGTGTCGTAAACCAGTTCCCGACGGAATGCAAGCATGTGGCCATCGGTATAGACTTCGGTTATTCAAACGATGTCACGGCCATTGTGATGTGCGGAATTTGGGATAACAGGCTCTACATGAAAGAACTGTGCTACAGGACGCACATGCTCTCCAGCGACATCATCAATTTCTTGAAGCCATACAGCGGTCTGTTTGTCTATGCCGATTGTGCAGACCCGCGACTCATTGACGAAATAGCCCTTGGTGGAATCATCATATATCCAGTATCGAAGCCGCAAGGCTCTATAGAGGCTGGCTTGGATAAGATGCAGACCTATGAATTGTATGTGACGAAAGACTCATACAACCTGCAAGAGGAACTGCGGAACTATGTTTGGGATAAGGATAAGGATGACAACTACATCAACGTACCCGTTGACAAGTGGAATCACGCCATCGACGCTGGCCGCTACTATACGTTAGGTAAGCTGCTGGGTAAGATAGTGAAGAAAATCAAGGTGACAAAGAAGAATAGTAAGATTGCAATCAAATAATAAGAACGACTATGCCAATATTGGACGATTATCAGTTACAGGTGCTGACGCAGTTTCGCGGAAAGACACTCACCAGTGGAGGTGTCATCCGTGAACTGTACCAGTACATTCTTGGGAATGACGTGTCTCGCGCAATTTCATTGATGCAAGACCACGAATTAGCCGTGACGAATGCCATCCGTGAATACAACTGGCAGACGCACGATGTGATGAACCGCCCCAACAAGTACAGGGAAGGGCAAGAGCCTTATCAGACTGAGAAGTTGCCGCGAACACGGCAAAAGTACATCAACGAGATGGAACTCTTCTTCCTGTTGGCCAATCCTCCCGTGTGGGAAAGAAAGGATGGGACGGACAGGGCTTTTCAGTTGTATAAGGACATGCTGGACGATGACCGCTTTCATGCCAAGTGGAGGCAGTGCAAGCGGCTTGCTGGCTCGGAACTTGAATCAGCCCTCGTCTATCACCTGTATCAAGAGAACGGCGAACTGCGATACCATAATTTCGTGGCCGCATATTCCAAGGGCTACAGGCTGCATCCACTGATTGACCAGTATGAGAACATGGTGGCTTTCGCCTTGGGATATACCTTGAAGGAGAACGGCAACCATATCCAGCACTATGACATTTGGACTGTTGACTACTATTTCCAGTGCCAAAGGAGTGCCGTAGGCTGGCAGGTCATGGTCTATGACAACATCCTCGGCAAGATTCCAGTAATCTACTTCAACCAAAACAAGGCATGGGATGGTGCTGAACGCCGAATCAGTCGTGAGGAGATGAACGATTCCAAACATGCAGACAACAACAACTATTTCGCCGACCCGCTGGCAGAGGCAACAGCCGATGTGCTCCAGTACCTAAAGAACGGCGAGACCGTTGGCCGCATGATTCAGCTGACAGGCGAAAAGTCGAAATTCGGATATGTCAACCCGCCTTCCGACAGCGAATCGCGCAGGGATGAACACGATAACCTGCATGATTCCATCCTGTTCGATACCTTCACCCCCGATTTCTCGTTTGAAAAGATGAAGGGGCTGGGTACGATTTCGGGCGAGGCACTCCGAAGGGCATTGGCACTTGGATATATCAAGCGCGACAACATCAAGGAAACATACGAGCCGCTGCTCGACCGTGACAAGAATCTAAGGCTTGTGCTGCTGAAGCTGCTGCATCCCGAAATGGCTACGGAAATCGACGCATTGAAGCTGAAAGGCACATTCGCAGAGCCGTTTGCCGAGGATAAGCAAAGCCAGTGGAACACTATCGGTACTCTTTATGCGCGTGGCCTTGTGTCGCTTGAAACTGCTGTTACGATGCTGGCCATCACCGATGCTCCCGAAAAGGAGGTTGAGAAGATACTGGCAGATGCGGAACGCAAGGCGGCACTTACTAAGCCCGAAGATGAACTGACTGAACCAACAGAATAATGAAGATATACGAATTTTCACAACCCTT